TAGATCAGTAATAATCGGAGCAGTACTCATGGTTCAAATACTTCTCTAAATGTTGCCTGTATTGTAGCTCTATTGTTATATGGTATTGATTTCGACCATGCTTCGCAAACAAATTGAAAGTTTGAGGCGGTTTCTCCAGGTAAATAACCTTCAGGAAAATCAAAACTATTTTTATCTAAAGCTCTAGCATCTAAAAAAGTTTCTATAGTATCTGCATCTGCTTCTGATACGTTATAAGTAAAATTAAAAGTTTTTGGATTTTGATGTTCTGCTAATCCAAATAATATTCTATGTTCAAACCCATCAGCGAAGCGAATAGTACGAGTTAATGGTGCGGATCTTTTTTGTTGGCCGTATGTAGGTTTTATTGAAGGAAACGTAGCCATTATGCGAGCATACCTCCTGGTCTTTTTTGTTTGATTAATTCTGATTGTATAGCAACTGAAATCATACGACCAAGTTCTCTACCTTGTTCTTCATCTCCTTCAACAGAAGAACCAGAAGCATCTACGTTTACTACAATATTTGTTGAACCACCTAATTCATGGTTTGGAATAATAGTACCTGCTCTATCTGGAACAAACAATTCAGCACCTCTTTCTCCTACTAATGAAGGTCTGCCAATAGGAGGTCTACCACCATTAGCAAAACTAGCCATTGTAACATCGGTTGCTGGTCCTCGATCAAAACCTGCAAAAACATCAGTTTCTCCACCTCCAGTTCCACCACCAAAAAAGTTTAGTCCTATTCCTAATATTTTCATTTGTATTTGTTTGGCAATTAACTGTGCTGCCATATCTAAAAACGCATCTGCTGTACGCATAAATAAATTTCTTAATGCTTCTTGTGCTGTCATTGATCCTTTTACTATTCCTTTAAATGATTCTCCAAAAGCACTTCCTATAGTATCTGCTGTAGTTGTAACCATATAACCAACACTCATTAATTTTCTAAGTTCTGCTGAAACCTGATCCATCGCACCAGGTATGCTGTAAGTCATTCCTTCCATCTCAAGATTAAATTCTTTCATTAAATCTTGTAAAATAGGTAAATCAGTTTTGAATTTTTCAAATTCTTCTCTAAGTTTTGCTACACGACCCTCTGCTCTTTCTGCTGCGGTTAAAAATAATTCTGGCATTAAATCTTTTAAATCTAATCCACCTGCAAATATTGTTGAAATAAAATAAACAGCCCTAGCTATTTCTCCAAATAAAAATCTTATTCTTTCTGTATTTTTTATTTGTGCAGCTTCCTGCATCATTCTTTGGAAATTTTGTTCAATTATTGTTTCATTTATTTTTGCTTGAAACTCTGCAAAACTTGATATTTTACCTTGTTGTAATAGTTGAATTTGCTGTTGAATAGTTAAATTATTGCTAGTATCTAAAATTGCAGCCAAAGCTGATTTTGTATTAACTATCGCTGCTAGGTTTTTAAAAGTATTAGGATTCTTACCAAAAATAAATGCAGCACTAGATCCTGCTTCTCCAAACCTTGCAAAAGCTCCAGCTACAGCAAGAGCTTCGTCTTTTGTCAAACCTAAAGTAGTTTTGAGTTCATTTAATTTAGTTTTTGTAAACCCTGATGAATCTCCAGCTTGTTTGAAAGAAAAATCAAGACTAGCTATTGAAGCATTTAATTTATCAGTTTGCTCTATAGTTGACCCTATTGCAGTACCAAGAATTGATAACGCAAACCCAAATTGACCACCAATCAAACCACCTGCTGCACCACCAATTCCACCACCAACTGCTGCTGCACCTGTCTGTCCAAACAATAAAGGGAAAGCTCCACCGATAGCAGCACTAGATATAGCAGAACCTGGTCCTTGCATAAATCTTCTTCTTGCATCTGCTTTTGCATTTTTTTCTTTCGCAGCAGCTAATTGTTCTTCTGCTATCCTTTGTTGCCTTTTAACTATTATCTCGGCTTTGCTAAAAGAAATACCTTCTTTTATAGCCAATCTTTGTGCTTTTAATCTTTGTTCTCTTTGTTTAAGTTGTCTATCATATTTATTTTCTACTTGAACAAGATTCTTTACCGCATGATTAAACTCTTTTGTACCTACTGCTGCTTCATCTAAAGCATCTCTAGCGTCTGTAACTGCCTGTGATAAATTTTTAAAATTTTTAACAACAGGCATACCTGCTGTGCCAGCTTGTGCTTTTTTATTGATAAAATCTATATTTTTTCTTAATTGATCTGTTCTTTTATTGACACGATCTAATTCTTTTGCACCTGCAACAGCTAATCTTATTGAAACATCATAATTAGCCACTTGCTATAAAAACTAAAACATTTTCTCTATATTACCTTCTTTTGCCTTTTAAAGCACTACTTCTTTGTGCTTGTTCCTGTTGTTTTTTAAGTTCTTCATGTTCTATCTCTGCATAAGCAGCCCAACCTATCATTTCTTCTATAGTTAAGGTTTGTGATAACTCAGCAACAGTCTTACCTAATTCTTTTGCTAGTGAAAATATAAATTGCCAATCACTATTAACTTTTTAATTCGGCTTTAGCCTCTTTTACCTCCTTAGTCTGACCAGCTTCTATCATCGCTAATTGTATCTCTTGTAAAATATTTGCTTCAACTTCTCTTCTAAGAGATGCTTTATCACCATCTTGAAAAAGTCTGTTACCGTCCTTATCCAATGCTTTTGTAATCATCAATGATAATGCAAAATCATTTGGATCATTGGTGGTTGATTTTTGTGTTATTGATTCTCTTTCAGCAATAGTAAGTGGATGCCAATAAACACTAAAAATAATTTTATCGTCTTTGATCACATCATGTTGATATAGCTGGCTTACACCAAAACTATTTTTTAAAAGTTCGATTGCTCTAGTCATAAAATAAGTATTGCTACTTTATTATACTAGGCATTGGCTGAGAATTGGCAAGATATTACACCAACAAAATGACTTCTATCTTCAATTTCAAGCATTGTTGGTCCATTAATATCCTGTACTCTTGGTTTTACACTGAAAGTGTCAGAATAATTAGAAGCATTTACTGAAGTAAGCCCATCAATAACAGATTCACTAATAGCAGATAAAACAGAAGTTCCCGTACTTTTTGGAACGTAAACATTGCATTGAACAACACCCGAATAAAAATCCGTTGCTACTCCCTGATTTTGTAAAGTAGATTGTGTGAAGTTTAGATTCATCACAACATATTTTTTTGTCTTACCAGGAGTTACAAAAGTCACATTGTCATAGACAACAGAAACCGTGTTATCTGCTGCTACAACTGCATCTGTAACTGCTTTTTCAAATGCTGCTCTTGCGTTTACTAAAGTCATAATTAAAGTACGTCAGAATAACCAATGCTAGGACCCGCACTACCAAAACCTGGTATTTGTTCTTTTGCACCTAGCAAGAATAGCTTACCTTTTTTCTCTTTCATATTATCTCGTATTATTTGAGCTAAACGACCTTGAACAAAATTTTGAATCTTACCTCCCTCTAAAGCATAAATAGCATATTTAGCTTTATTACCAATAAAAACACTTTTTTTTATACTGAAAACTCTTTTTACAGGAAATCTAGCTTCAACCTTATTGGGTGGATTATATGGTTTATTTTTACCGATTTTTGCAAATTCAGACCAAGGCTTATAATTTTTTACTTCTTGCGTTGCTTTTGGAGGAGTATTTGCAACTTTCCAACTTGATGCAAAAAATCCAGTATAAACAGGGCTATGTGTTTTTGTAGAAAGACTAGCATGAGTTTTTCTAATAACTCTATTAAAATCACTTTCAATAAGAGCTTTTAAATCTCCAATAGGATCACTTTTTTGAAAATTTTTAGCCATCAGAATCGTACCAATACTGTATATAAATAAACTTGTCCGCCCTTTTTAGTATCAATATCATAAATCTTTGCAGCAACATTAGATCCTGCATAACTCAATGTAATTTCATCATCAAAATCAACTTGGTTATCACCTATCAAATCGGGAGTAATATATAACTTTGCATTTCTCATTTCTTTGCCTACATCTTCCTCTGACCTAATAAACTCGATTGGAACTTTAATACTGTAGCTGGTGTCTGTTGTTGTATAAGCACCAGTGCTAGTGTTGTAAGTTCCCGAAGCCTTTTTTGTATAGGTAATAGTTGTATCGAGAGAACTACCAAGATCAGCCACAACTTGTTTAGCTACACTTTTTAATAACGTATCGAGTTGACCTGCCATTATCCTCTAACTACCCTCATCTGAAAACTGCCAGCTCCACCTAACATATATGCTCCAAGGTAACTTTGTAACCACGGGTAAACATCCAAAATATTATTTATAGATCCAGTTCCCTGACTCGAAGTGTTGTATTTAACTTGAATATCTCCTAACTTAACCTCTTCAAAGTTACCATCTTTACCAGTAGTTCCTGTAATAGCATCAGTATCATTTGCCAATGCTCTAGCTAATTCGTATTGTGCATATTTAATACCTTCGGGGATTTTAGAACAAGATAATTCAACACCATCTACCTGATAATTATTTCTTGGAAATTTCAATGCCTGTCCATCATCACATCTATCTCCGTAGTAAACTAAAGTATCAATCCATCTTGTAGCTGATATTAATGATCTCTTCTTTTGATCGTCTGTTTTATTTGTCCAAGTAGAGGAATCTGGAGAGGTATCAAAATAATCATTAGCTTCTGTCAATGTGACATAACTAT